ATTTGCCGACTTCACAAAAAACTCGACATTAGGCAACCTATTGAGAACAAGCTTGAACTCAATTGGGGACAAAAAGTTTACATTTGATGTTAAATCAGCCATATAATTATTCCTCTACTATATGCTTATTTATATGCACAAAAAAAGGGGATCTTTCGATCCCCTTGAATTTGTTCGGTGAACCCGAATCTTATTGTTAATAACTTATAGTAAGTTAGAAACAGTAGTGTTACGATAGTAGTAGTTACTATTCGAAGTAGTACCCTGTGTAGCTTCGTTACCAGCAGGATCTCTATCAGCAAGTGGGTTAGCCGCAACACCGTAGCGAGTCTTGAATCCAATCTTAGACTGGAAGCTGTTCTCACCAACAGCACGAACCATTTGTAATGGTACATATGGGCAGTAGAAGATACCAGCATCAAACGCTGAAGTACCTTTATAACCAACTACTAAGAAGTTAGTTGCACCAGCATATGGATCAACATATACTTTGTAACGACCGTTAAGAACACCAGCAAAAGTGTTACCAGCAGGATCTACATTCAAGCCGTTACCTTCAAGAGCAGGAGCGTAGTCAAGAACACCAGCCATTTGAAGTGCAGAAGCAACATCAGATGAACATAAGATGATGTTACCTTTACCACGGCGAGTATCAACTGCGATTTGGTTAGCTTCTTGCTCGATGTAGAACATCAAACCTTTAAACTTCTCAACTGACCAACGACCATTTGCATCAACGTCAAGGTTGAAAGTGCCAGCAGATGCGCCACCAGTACCAGTTCTAGCCGCAGTCTTAACAAGACCAACAACTTCACGGTTGATTTCACCAAGAAGTTCAGCAGAAAGCATATTAGCTAACTCAGTCTCTGCATCTAGACCGTGGATTGCTTTAAGGTCTTGAGCAAGTTCTGAAGAGTACTCAGCTTTCAATGCACGAGAAGTAGCAGATACTACTACTTTATCGATTGAGAAAGACATTTCCTGAATTGGTGTACCACCAACAGTAACTGCACCACCGCTACTACCATCAGTGATCTCTTTCATGCCCATACCTTCAGCATTAGCAGTCGTTTGACCTTTACCAGTAGAAGTGTCACCAGAGAATTTAGGATCTGGCTCATTGATGAACGCTTCATTACCAGCAGTTGAATCGCCAGCAGTTGAAGCATACTTTGAGTGCATAGCAAAGATAAGTCCAGTAGGACCAGTCATTGGCTGAACACCACAGATGTCATATGCAACCAAGTTAGGCATTGAACGGCGAACTAAGCTGATCAATACTGGGTTATAAAATTCTTGGCCATTAGAGTTGTTAGCAGGTGCATCGGCTGATGCTTCTGATAACAGACTAGTTTGTTGAAGAGAGTGACCTTCTTTAAGGGCAGTCTCAGTGTTTTCCAAAAGAGTAGCTGTAACAGCCGCTCGATGGCTATCTTGGATGCCGGGAAGAGCGTTATGCTCTAGAATCGGCTTCCACTTGTTCATAAGTTCTTCATTTCTCATTATGGTTCTCCTTTATTTGAGATTTTTACTTAGTACTATTTATAAAATTTTAATTCTTGACAAAGCGGGATAGCGATTCAGCATAACTTGCAATGGCAGGTTCCATAGCAGGCTGTGCATCTTCCGCAGTCTCTTCTTGTAGAAGATCAGTTGATTCTTCTTCAGCAACTGGAGCAGGCGCAGACTCTACAAAGTAGTTGTCTTTGATTGCTTCTAATTTCTTAGAGTAATCATCAGTTGATTCGAAAGAAATACCTTCTGAGAGAACACGCAATTTTTCCGCTTGTGTGTCTGTTAATTCCTCAGAAACAGTTTTAAAAGCGGCTTCTAGATCAGCTTCTTTCTTTGCTTCCTTGATAGCCATCATTTCTTCTGCTAACTCATTATACTTAACTTTAGACTCTTCAAGAGCAACTTCAAGTTCAGCATTATGGTCAATAGTTTCTTGATCGATTTCAAGGTTATGCTCAGTTACTAGACCTTTGATGCTATCGAATAGAGATTCAGCAACTTCTACTTTGATGTTGCTTTCAACAGCTACTTGATTGTCTTCCATCCAGTTTTCGATAACGTAATCTAGATACTGGTCTACTTTCTCTACAATCTCTTCAACAGAAGTTTCTACTTGCTCTTGAAGATCGCTTTCAAATTTTTCTTCCAAAGTCGCTCTTTCAGCTAGTACTTTTTCATGTACAGCCGCTTCAAATACTGCTACAGCAGATGTTTTGAAGTCTTCAGAAAGTTCAGAACCGTCGAACAAACGCTCGATTGATTCTGCCATGCCACCTTCGACATTGCCTTGAGGTGCTTTTTGCTCTGAATCTTTAGCAACTTCTGGTTTATCTTTTTTATCGGTTTTGCGTTTTTTCTCGTTTCCGCCTTCTGGAGTTACGGCATCGGCTGCTACTGCATCAGTACCAGTCTCCTTCGCTTCCTCGAGGTCTAGATCAAGATCAACGCCTTTTTCTAATTCACTCATTTAACTTCTCCTTTTAAAGTAATTAATGTGTCAATATTACTATTTATAAAAAATTCTATTTCGTTAGAGAACGAACAAACTTCTCAAACAAAGCGGCCGCTTTAACTTCTAACTCTGCGGTAGAAACTTTAGCAGTCTGTTTAATTTCTTCTTCGATCTCGTCAAAAGTGTTCGCTACTTCCCATGAAGAAGAAGCTACATCGTAAATCCAATCTACACCTTCCATAACGCCCTTGACGAAAGCATCTGGTGCTGATGGATCAGCTACAATATCTCCTGCAGTGGCTAACATGAAGTCTTTCTGCACTTCCATGATACCATTTTTGTTCTGCTTGATTGAACCCATGCCACGAGATGAAATACCTAGAGTACCATCTTCATCCATGATGTTCTTTACAATCTTACCCATTGGCGTGTCCATTACTTTTGCACGACCAACGATGTTTGAACCATCTTGCTTTAGTTCAGTGAACATATGAGATACTCTATCAAGATTAATCGTAGGACCTGCAGGATGACCAAGTTCGCCATACGCTCTATTTTTCAAAACATATGTTTCGTTGTATCTTTTTACTTCATTAGCAAGAATCTCTTTTGGGTACATACGACCATTGCGATTCTTGATATCACCTTGCATGATGATGCCTTCAATATAGTAGTCTTTACCTTCACCGTCTTCTTTGGCTTCAGTGATATATTGTACATCTTCAACGATTTCTTTGATTAGTAAACTCATATCTTCTTCCTTATTTACTTGCTTGCATTGCGAAAGATACGAACTGCTTGAACTTACTTGGATCAGCTAACATACTTTCCACTTTTTTCTTATTGGCAGTGCTTAACTGCTTATAAGCATTGACTACAGCAGATGCTGAAAAAAGATCGACCTTTGTCTTCTTGCCGTTCTTAAACTTGATTTGACCTGCACTCTTAGTCTTAACAATTTTTTCTAGATCAGCGATAACGCCTTCTTTATAGTAGCCTTCTTTATAAGACTCTTCAACTTCTTCTTCTTCGTCATCTTTCATTGCCATCTTAGTAGCAGTTGCGTACATAACATCTGTAGCACGATCACCGTAACGATCTTTGAACTCGCTCATTTTCTTTTTAAGTTCTTTTACAATCTCTTCTCTTTTTGCTTTCTGGGCATCAGTCATTTCTGCTTCAGAAACGGCTTCTTCTTGTACCGACTCATAAACTTCACCGTCTTCATCTTTAGGATGATCGGCTATTCGTTTCTTTTCGTTCTCTTTCTTGAAGTCAATTACTTCTGCTTCCTTATACTCAGGAGTTGGAAGTTCTACTTTTTGAACAAGATGTTTATCTACAAAAGCCTTTTGTGCCAACTTAGAAGAACTGTCACCTAAATCTTGATAATTCTCTGGATCGAGATAACTAGATTCTGCTGTAAACTGCTTAAAAGATTTCATTTTGATTCCTTTTCTATTCCGTTTCTGTCTCTATATCAGAAGCAACTTCAACTTCAACTTCCGCTTGTGCTTCAACTGGCTCACTAGCTTCTGCGGGAGAGCCAAACATAGAGTCATATTTTTGTCCGATAGCCGCTGTCATTTTATCTGCCATAATATTATTAAACGATGATTCAAAACCGTTTGCATCTTTGTCCATCGCATTCTTAATCAAATCACTAACACTCATATCTATCTCCTTTTTATCTATTTATAAATTATTACAATTACATCTAAAATTCAGCATCCGAGATTTTGTCTTCTGCATCTTCTGCATCTTCTTCATCTCGACTTATTTCGTCTCTCATCTGCTCGATTTCATCTTCGTTCATCATAAGGACATTCTTTCTTACCCATTCTGCTGAATAGTATTTACCGACATAATCGTCAATGTCTCGAAGAAGATTTAATCTTTCTCTCAAGACTTCACTTTCTTTCAACTCTTCAAAGTAGTTGTCTTGCATGAAATCATATCTGATAGAGGCTTGAATATCATTCCACTCCTCAGGTCTTATGATTCCCTTGAGTATCAACTGCTTCTCAAGAACTTTATCAAACAGTGTAGAGAATCTTGATCTCAATCTGCTGATAAACTTACTAAACTTAATCTCATCTCTAGATATCTCTGTTGCTCTACCTAGTGAGAATCCGCTATCTGACTCCATACGAGAGACAGGCACATTCAAAGATTTAAATAATCTCTTCTGGAAATATAATACATCGTCTAGTTCTCCTAGATTCTGACCACCAGGCAATGTAGTGATCTCTGTACCTTTTCCACCCTCTCTTCTTGGCAACCAGAAATCGTCAGTCATACTCATATGTCTACGATCATCTTTAACGTCACCAGTGCTTGCATCATATACTAAGCGATTCTTGTGCTTAGTCATCATATCTCGTAGATACTGCTCTGCTTTCATCTTGGGCAAGTTACCTACGTCAATGTAGAATATTCTTCTTTCTGGTGCTCTAGATATTCTGTAAATAACTACAGCATCTTCCATCATTCTTAACTGATTCAAAGGCTTAATTGCCTTGTGTAAGTTAGAAATGATTAATGAATTACTCTCATTAAGTAAACCTGAATTAGCATTTACAATTGAATCTTTGGCAATCTTCAAGCCAGCTAAATCATTACCTTGTTGACCTACTTGAGTACCTGCCTGACCTAAAAATCCTTTTTCGCTGTAGATATAATACTCGTTCTTCACTCTTTTAGTTAAGAACTTGTTATCTCCAGATTGTACTGCTCCAGATTTTTGACTTTCAAACTCTCTAACTTTACGAATCTTTCTTGGATCAATGTAACGCAACTCTTGAATACCTTTTCGAGGTTGCTTGACATCAATCATAACATGATAGTTGATTCTTCCGTCAACATACCACTTTTGAAATGTGTCGTAACCAGTAGAAGAAAAGTCTAACAACTTCAATACAGTGTCAAACTCTTCTCTGATTTTCTTTTTGATGTTGTCGGGTTGTTCGACATCATCTGTAACACATTCAACAACTTTTTGATCTGACGAAATGCTAACTGCTTCGTTAACAATATCGTCTACTGCTTGAGAAACTTCTGGTTGCTGTAACATTCCTCTATATTTCTGTACAAGTTCTGCTTCTGATCTTGCACTTCCTGCGAGGTCGAGATAGCTACTAGCGGCAGTACCTGTTGCCGCAATATCAATAGAGCCATCGTCAGCCTCTGGCGAAATAAATGAAGGAATATTCTTCTCTTCTTTATCACCTTTGCGTTTGATTTCGAAACCAAATAATTCAGCCATATTTTATCCTCTAATTTCAGGGAGAGTTAATTCTCTCCCGTTAATTATCGTTATCAATTTTACTCGTTGGTACCACCGTCTCCGGTGATTCCACCAGAAACATTCCACCAGTCATACTGGAAGGTAACATCGAATCTTTCAATGTCATCAGTTGTATTCCAGTCCATGCCTATAGCGGCAACAGTTGTTGGGAATAAACCGTTAAAGTTATAAGTTCTCAAAGCCTGACCTGTTTTAGAATACTGAGTAATCTGTGCTTGAGCCTTATATTCAGAAGCACTTGCAGTGCCTAATTGTGTTACATTTGATTCATGAGCATTGATTGAAGCCATCCATTCTTCCATAGCGTTTCGAATCAAGAAGTCTTCATCGTTGATGATTGTTACAGTCCACTCAGCGAATGTTCTATCACCAGCAACTTTAACTTTACGCCCAAAATAAGGAATCTCAATTATACCCATAGTTGCTTCTGGTATCTGTGCCGCCTGTACCATAAACGGTGTCTTTAAATCAGCAACTCCATTAATAGGATTAGTAATCGCTACTTGGAATAGTGATGCCTTGGCACCCCCAAAGGTCAGTTGGCTTTTAATTTCATTTATGTTGAAAGCCATTTTTTATATCTCCTTGTTATTTAATATATTTATTAAGCCTGACCAACGATCTCTGAGAACTCTACGCCTGATCTAACAGCTACAAAGTTCAACTGGATGAAGTTGATAGAGCGAGCTGGCTTGATAAAGATATCGCCAACAAATTGGTTAGCATCGATAACGCTTTGACCGTTGTTCGATTCGTCACAAATTACTTTAAAGTCATAGATGCCTCGTCTACCCTGCACATCTCTCAAGAATGGTTCAACCAAGTTTACAAACTGGGCTCTAGTGAACTCATCGTTAAATTCGAATAGAGTCGATTTAGCAGATTGGCTGATTGTTTTCTCAAGAACAATAAACAGTCTACGAACATTGATACGATCAAATGCACTAGTAACACCAGTAAATGTCTTATCTCCAAACAATACAGTACCCTGACCTGGTTGTGTAATTACTGGGTTAACACCCTTCTTGTAGAGCAAATCTCTTTCTGCTTTGGTAGGATTAACTAGTAATTTAACAACATTCTTAACATTACCTCTCTGATAGCCTGCAGGTGAGAACCAAGGATCTCTTAGATCGTCTGTTCTAGCACAAAGCCCTGCAATGTCGCCATTTAAAGGAACGTATGCGTACACATCGTTATACTTGTCATACTGATACTTGTAGCCAGAATCTACAACAGCATAGCTACTTGAAGTAACAGAGTTAGCAAAACCTACTATATTGGCTACTGTAGTATCTTCAAGTGCTGGAGAAATAAACGCTACACAATCTCTACGAACTTCAGCTATATTATCGATGATGTAGTTAGCTAAAACGTGATCACTTTTAGCCTTACCTTGAAGTACAAAAGAGATATCTACATCAGCAGGATCTACATATAGATCATAACCAGTCGCTAGTTCACCAATAGTAACCGCAACTTCATCGTTACCATCAGCACCACCGGTTAAAGGGTTACCTGATCTAGTTGTTGTAAATCCAGTCCCACCAATATTAGCATCTGAAATCTTAATCCAGTTAGATTGTTGTTCTAACAAGGTTCTAGCATAATTTGTGGTGCCGTCTGTTTTAGTGGAACTAGGATTTTCTGAAACATTCTCATAAACTTCTAGAATTGAGCCTGCTGTGCCAGTAATATCGCCATCTTCGTCTCTAACTACGATGTGAATACTACTTGCAGTAGGTGCCGCATCAAAAAGATCAGCATCTCCCCACTCAACATCATAGTCGTTACTGTCAATATCAGAGATAATACCTGTGAATCTCTCTTCAAAATCAACAACTACGTTCAAAGAAGTGAATGGCTTTAACTTAGAAGCTACCGAAGTTGTTCCTGCTCTCGCTGTAAGTTGAATATTCTTAGGCGATGCGTCTGTATGAGCCATGGCATCTTCAAGTGTTGCCGCTAGTTTAATAGCACCTGTAGTAGTTCCAGTAACAGAACCACCAGTAGTAAATTCACTACCGTCTGATCCTTTACCAG